GATTTTAGCAAATATATATATCACTTTATTGCTGAAATGATTATATTATATCCAATAACCATTGGTGTGGCATTTATAGGTAAATGGTTTGCGTTTAGTGCAATTAACATTACATGGTATTCATGTGTCTATATTTTAATTATGATAGCTATTCATTGCTATTTTTATCATATTTCCAAAAGACAAGCTGATGAAATAAACAATTTTTTAAAATTAAGGAATAAGAGGTAATAGTAATGGGCGATATGACAAAATTTAATAGTGCTATTGAATATTATATATTTAATGTGTTGCTAATGTGTTTACTTATTTCCGAAATATTTATTTTCTTTTATACACGTTCAAAGCAAAATAGAACTGAAAAAATTGACACTAGAGATTTAGGAACGAAATGGTTGTTATATTTAAATTTTGTATTTTGTTTGATAATTAGTTTTCTATGTATCAGTCAAAAAGCTCCATTTTGCATAAGAGAATTGACGTTGCCTGCTTACTTTGCAAAAATTGGTATGTTAATTACAGCAGTCGGGATTTGTATTCGTATAAAAGCTGTTTTAACTTTAAAAAAGGCATTTACATTAAATGTTCAGATTAGTAAAGAACAACAGCTAATAACAAATGGTATGTATAAATTTGTCCGCCACCCTGCCTACACTGGAAGTATTCTGTCATTATTGGGCGTGAGTATTGCGTTAAAGAATATCCCTGCTATATTGATAGTTGCTATTTGTAGCTTTGTTTGCTATCAAATAAGAATAAATGTTGAAGAAGCAGTTTTACAAAAATATTTCAAAGAATATAACTTATATAAAGAAAAAACATATAAACTTTTTCCGTATATATATTAAAATTGCTGATGTCTTGGAGATAACTTTAGTAATGGTATTGACTAGTTATTTTTTATGAAAAAATAAAATTTGTAGAATAAATTTGTAAGATTAAGCGAATATGAGAGGAGCTTTTATGAGTAATCAATCATGGGTGTTTTGCCCTATTTGTAACAATAAGACACGAACCAAAATACGGAACGATACAGAACTGATAAATTTTCCGTTATTCTGTCCGAAGTGCAAACAAGAAACTATAATCAATATGAAACGTGGAAATATAATTATCAGAGAGCCAGACGCTAAGACGCAGAGCCGATAATTTGTAAGTTATTGTAACTTATAGATTGTCGGCTCATTTTTTGAAACAAAAAAGTGGAGATTTTATTTTTTCTCCACTTCCTTTGACTTAATAATTCCATCATCAACACTTTCAATAATAATTAAGTCTTCGGTATGATTTGCAAGCTGATTAATATAGTTGTTACATTTCGTTTAAGAGATTATAATAATTAAAATAGCTAAAATCTATCAATTTTTAACAGTAGTATGTGGACATAGTTGATAAAAAATTGCTTTTTCAATGATAAGATATATTTCTAAGGAGGAACGAGATATGGCACAGAGCATTTTGATTGTAGACGACGAAAGAGATATTGTATCAATGCTAAATCAATATTTTTGCAAAATTGGTTATGTAGTATACACAGCAATTAACGGAAAAGAAGCACTGAATGCAATCACAAAACATCCAGATATTATTTTATTAGATATAAATATGCCAGATATGAATGGTTTTACAATTTGTGAAAAAATCAGGAATTTTGTGTCCTGTCCTATTATTTTTTTAACAGCTCGGATTGAGGACTGTGATAAAATCAAAGGATTTGCTGTCGGTGGTGACGACTATGTTGTAAAGCCTTTCTCCGTTGATGAATTAGAAGCCAGAGTTGCTGCACATTTGCGGAGAGAAAAAAGACATGGTTCGTCCGCAATAGTTCAGTTCGATAATAATATAGTAATTGATTATTCATCACGAGTTGTTTTTTATAGAAATGCTGAAATAAATTTTACGAAGAAAGAGTTTGATATTATTGAATTTCTTTCACAAAACAAGGGGATTATTTTTGATCGTGAGACAATTTATGAAAAAGTATGGGGCTTAGATGGTTCTGGCGACAATTCTGTTATTACAGAACATATACGCCGGATAAGAACAAAATTCCTTTCTATAGGCGACAATCCTTATATAGAAACTGTCTGGGGGTGCGGATATAAATGGAAAAAGTAAGGCGAAAAAATTCAAGGCATTATATTGACAACATGAGTATTAAAAATTCGTTTGTTTTTTATGCTCTTATTTCCTTAGTGATTGGTATTGTAATAGGTGTTATATCTATTACTCTTGTAGATGATTACAGAATAAACCTTAACTATAAATATGAGGACATGACAACAAGGTATGATATACCTGAAAATGGTTCATTTACAGCGAAATATAACAAAGACCAAACAGAATACACAATATATAATGCAAGTGAAAAGGAAGTATGTAATTTTGTTGTAGACTATCAAAAGGAACGTCCAGTACAAGAATATATTTATCCTAATCATGTTTCTTACATTGAAGTTTCACCAAAGTTTACTAAACATGATAGAATTGTGGATTCTGCTCTAGGTGTGGTTAATATTGTCACCATTCCTATTGTTCTTTCAATTAGCATGATTCTTTGTGTGACTATCTTTGTAAACCGAAAATTAGTAAGACCCATAAAGTTACTGACGAATGCATACAGAAAAGTCGAAAACAACGAACTGGATTTTACGTTGCCTTACCCTTATAAAGACGAGATGGGGAGGCTGTGTCTTGCATTTGAGAAGATGAAAAATTGTTTATATCAAAACAACCAAAAAATGATACGGCAATTTACTGAACAAAGGAGATTAAATGCTGCTTTTTCACATGATTTACGCACGCCTTTAACAATACTAAAAGGACATACCACAATGTTGTTATCATTTATTCCCAAAGGATTAGTTTCTCAACAGGAGGTACTCGACGAATTATCAACAGTACGCAACAATGTGGAACGGCTTGAAAAATACGTTAGTGCTATGACAAACTTATACCGTTTAGAAGATATAGAAATCGAAAAAGAAAACATAAACTTTGACTTCTTATTAAAAACCTTATCAAATACAACGGAAATGCTCTGTTCTGATATAGAATATACGATTAAAACAAATTGTAATAAACAGCAAACTCTATTTATCAATCTTGAAATTATCATACAAATTTATGAAAACCTGTTGTCTAATAGCATTAGATATGCTAAGTCGATGATAGCTATTGATGTAAATAAACAGGAGGAATTTTTATTGATTACGGTCTCTGACGATGGCTGTGGTTTCAAAAGTACGGATATAGAACGTGTAACATTACCATTTTATAAACCATCGCAAGATACTACGTCTGAACATCTAGGTCTGGGATTAAACATTTGTAAAATATTATGTGAAAGGCATGGAGGTACAATAAAAATTTCAAATAATCATAAGGGGGGAGCCTGTGTTACAGCTTGTATAAAAATTGCATATGTTGATGAAAAATAGACATTTTCCCCATATAATTGCATTAAGCACTTATAAAGGAGGTTTCGATTATGAAAAAAATTATCTGTATTATTTTAATAACTGTCACAAGCATTTTGTCCGGGTGCAATTCAACATCAGATGAAGAAATAATATCATCACAGGATTTCAAAGAGAATTATGAGGTTTCGTCCTATGGAACTGAGGAAAAAATTAATACTTTATCAGATGTTGAGCTTACATCAAGTGAAAAAGAGTATTCTGACTTAGAAAACGCAAAATTTTTTTTAGAAAATAACTCCAACAAAGAGTATCATTATTCTAAAGCCTATTTTGAAATTGAAGCGGAGCAATCAGAAACATGGTATCAATTAACTCAACTTTATGACCCATCAAAAGATAACGAAGATGATGCAGTTATAAATCCCACCGAAAGATTAAGTTTACCATTTGATATTTCCTCGGTTTATGGCGAACTCCCATCAGGGCACTATAGAATAATAGTAAGTATTTCTTATTTCGAATCCCCTAAAGATTGGGATTATGACACTTATTATTTGGCATGTGAATTTACATTAAAATAGTATATCAGAAAGGAAACAAATGGGAACAGCAAAATGGATATACTGTCCTATATGCAAGAATAAAACAAGAACAAAAATCAGAACGGATACTAAGTTGATAAATTTTCCACTGTATTGTCCAAAATGCAAACAGGAAAACCTAATTAATGCCAGCAAATTAAAAATAACAGTAATCAAAGAGCCAGACACTTAGATGCAGAGCCGATAATTCAGAGGATTTCATATCTCATAGATTATCGGCTCATTTTTATTACCTATCACCATATCCCGTATGATTGGCAGGCAAATAAAAATGGAGGAACTAATCTTCCCCCACTTCCTTTGATTTGATGATACCAGCAGCGACGCTCTCCATGACAACCATATCTTTGTCGTCGAAAGTATCAAGCTGTTGTTCCAACTGTCTGCGGCGAGTGCTTTTTACTTTGTCACTGGTCGGCAGGAAAATTTCATCAACAGACACATTAAGTAGAGTTACAAGGTCATAAAACACCTGTAAACTTGGGTGCTGCCCTTTATTCTCAATATTCGTCAGATAGCGTGGGTCAATTTCAATTTTTGCTCCCACCTGTTCACGGGTCAGACCTTGTTTCATCCTTGCCGCTTTGATGGCAAGACCAAAGGCTCTGAAATCGTATTTATCTTCTGTTTTACGCATAATTAATCACCTCACTACATTTTACTGTTCCTAAAGAATTTGTAACAGGTACAGTAAAACGTATTGCAAGGTTTATCAGTTCCTATGAACAGGTAAATAACAATATATGCTGCTTGGCGGTAAAAAAAAAACCGTTGTCAGCAGTAATGCTTTTATACGTCCTTTTAGATAGAACGACGGTTCATACAGCCGCCGTTTTATTTTTGTCCAACGGTGGACAAACTACTGGTTGGTTTTGTTTTAGCGGCTTCAGGAGGTAGCCGCATGGAATGCCTATACATTCAACAACATTCGACCATTGGTAGCTTGTTAAAAAAATCCGTTTAACTTTTGCGGATTATATCGCTCTTGTATATGGTTTTTCACATCACATAGCAGGAACAATTTATAAGGCACAAGAACAGCACGTCAGTATTGCTCTTGTGCTTTTTTGCTACTTTAAAAAATTTTTTGATTTTTTTCTGATTCGGGTTACAAATCACCCCTCCGTGTTGAGTGTTAGTGCGGAAAGAGGTAAAAAGCCTTTTCGCTTTAGCAACTTCAACTTGAAAGGAGGTGAGATTATGAAACCTTCTTCATTTGAGAACGCTATAAGACTTCAATTTGACTGTCTGGCTCGTAAGGTGATTGGCAGAACTGTAAAGAACTACAACAAAGAACTTGCCAGACGTGCAAAGCATGAAATATCTTTCTGTGAAATACCAGAGCTGGAATTAAACCAGTTGGGTGTATCGGACGAATACTCGCTTGAATTTACTTCCTTTGATGTGTTCGGTACAGAAGTTCGTGTCTATGATGAGAAATTATGTGAAGCAATCAAAAAATTAAGTGAAAGACGACGCAATGTTGTGTTGATGTTCTACTTTCTGGAATTACCAGACGCAGAAATCGCAGAGATTTTGGATATTTCCAGAAACTCTGTTTATAGAAACAGAATGTGTTCACTAAAGCTCATTAGAGATATGTACGAGGAGGAATTATAACATGATGAAGTCTACAAAAAAGTGTCCTCTATTCTCCACAATCAGTTTAGCTGCTGATGGCGACGAAGTGGCAATAGAGAAAATTTTAAATCACTATGACGCTTACATATCAAAAGCAAGTTTACGCCCGTTCTATGATGAACACGGAAATATGTATATTGTGGTCGATATGGAACTGAAAGGCAGAATTAGAGCTGCCCTTATTAAAGCAATTCTAGGTTTTGAAGTCAGAGTGAAATAAGCGAATATATACGGAGTGTGATACCACCTCATTCCAGCTCCGTTTTACAAGTGTTCTTTGAAAATTGAATAAAGTAATCAGATACGTTTGATATGCGGTGAGCCGACGGACTGGAACGCCATGACCCATGAAAAGGAGGGATAAAGAAGCGAGCGACCACGCCAGTGATCCGTAAGCGACTGTTGGAAAAGTTGCTGCCATGACCCGTATATCAGAATAATGATACACTCGCATGGTGCGGTTCACCCATCAGAATGGGAATGGTGAAATTCCAGTGGAGCTTTCCAAAGCCATCTGATTACTTCTTACTTTATAGACAAATTCTTTCATAATGTACAAGCATTTTTGCATACTTTGTAAATATATTGTAGTGAGGTGGTTCAATGGCAAATGACGCAAAGGTAGTTTGCAAGAATGTTTTTAAAAATTGTGATAAAGCGGCGTTTACAAAAGCATTTACTCTAAAATGGATAGAGTTGATAAATCAATATGAAAAAAATAAAGGAAGGGCAACTCCTGCCAGATGATAGACAAACTATCCTACAAGATGTTATAATAACATTATGTAGAGATAGTTTGTTTCGTCTTCTCAAAAAGGAGAACGAAGCATGATAGAATCAAAATCAAGAGTTGCTATTTATTGCCGCTTATCAGAGGAAGATAGAAACAAACAATCAGAAACAGACGACAGTAACAGTATTCAGAATCAAAAGTCAATGTTACTTCAATACTCATTAGAGCATGGTTGGGAAGTCTACAACATATACAGTGATGATGATTACACTGGTTCTGACAGACGACGACCAGAATTTAACAGGTTGTTGGAGGACGCAAAGAATCGTAAATTTGATATTGTCCTTTGTAAGACACAATCCAGATTTACCAGAGAACTAGAATTAGTGGAAAAATATATCCACGGTCTTTTTCCTATTTGGGGTATTCGCTTCATCAGCATTGTTGATAATGCAGATACCGCTAATAAAGGAAATAAGAAATCAAGACAGATTAACGGTCTGGTGAATGAGTGGTACTTGGAGGATATGTCAGAGAACATTAAAAGCGTTCTCACTGACAGAAGAAAGAACGGACACCATATCGGTGCTTTTGCTCTGTATGGTTACAAAAAAGACCCTGACGTAAAAGGACATTTGATTATTGATGAAGAAGCTGCGGAAGTTGTCAGAGAAGTTTTTACACTGTTTTCACAGGGATATGGAAAGACCGCCATTGCCCGTATGCTGAATGACAGAGGAATACCAAACCCTACGGAATACAAACGACTTCATGGTTTGCGTTACAAGCAGCCTAAAACGAAAAACAGTACCCTATGGAAATATTTTGCCATATCAGATATGTTGGTGAATGAAATCTATATCGGGAATATGGTTCAAGGGAAATATGGCAGCGTTTCTTATAAGACAAAGCAAAACAAACCCAGACCCAAAGACGAGTGGTACAGAGTTGAGGGTACACATGAGCCGATTATTGACCGTGAGTTATGGGATAGGGTTCAAGCATTGGTAGCTCAAAAGGCAAAACCTTTCACAGTTGGCACAATCGGTTTATTTGCCAGAAAAGCTCGCTGTATGAATTGTGGTTATACAATGCGTTCGTCAAAGAATCATGGTAAGCATTATTTACAATGCTCTAACCGCCATGTAGCAAAGGACGCTTGTATAGGTTCTTTCATTTCAGTAGACAAATTAGAAAAAGCTGTGATTGATGAACTTAATAAGTTATCCGCAGAATATCTTGACAAAGATGAGCTTGAACAAAATGTGCAATTCAACAATGACTTGCGAGGTCAAAAAGAAGCTCTGGAAACGGAGATTGCTGCTTATCAAAAAAAGATTGCGGAATATACAAAAGGAATCCGAGAATTATATTTAGATAAGGTAAAGGGTATTCTTTCCGAACTTGATTACTTGGATTTATCCAAAGACTTCTCAACACAAAAAGAAAGGCTCGAAAAACTGATGATTGATACGCAGAAACAGCTTGATGTTATTGAAAGAAAAATGCTGATTGGCGACAACAGACGACAGTTAATCGAGCAATATACAAATCTTGAACACTTAGACAGGGAAACGGTTGAAAAGCTGATTGATTATGTATTGGTTGGCAAAAAAGACCCTGTAACTAAGGAAGTACCTATTGAAATACATTGGAATTTCTAGGGTTCTCATATCTGGCAGCTAGTATGCCAGATTATCGGGAACTTTCTTTTAAAACCTCAATGTTGTCTTTATACAATCGCACCCTCTGCAGCGAGGTCTTCATGAAGATCTGTAATCGGATCACCTTTTGACTGAAAATAGGTTGCAGTCCACGGTGCTCCGCTTGCAGCCTGTGGCCACAATGCCAGAGTATGATCTACATAGTATGGAGCAAACCCGGATCTCTCAATTTCTTCCGGAGAAAGATTTTTCGTCAGCTGGTGCACAATGGCACAAATCATTTCCATATGGGCCAGTTCTTTCGCACATCCAAGATGCAACTAATCCACATTAAATAAGTAATACCTTTTTGATAAAAATAAGATTGATACAATATTCACCCCTCAGAGAGCTAATCTCCGAGGGGGTTTTATTAAATAGATTTAACCGGTTCACGATACAATGGGTTCATCAGTCTCACATGCCATGGTGCATTTTTGCCCCAACTGTAGCACGGCATATCATGCCCAAAGTTATCCTTATAGACCTGCTGAATGATTTTTAACTCGTCTGGATGTGCTAAAGCTGTCACAACTCCATCATGCATCCAATAAACACATCCTTTTCCTTCTACTGTAAACATACACTGCATAGTCTCTTCTCCTTCCTGATCTTCTGTTGCGACTTGATTTCCATTCATCAGTTCGCTGATACGTTTAATAAAATACGTTTTTGTCGCTGTCGCACCACCGTGAATCTCCACTGATCTGTGCGGACAAGCAGTGGCAAACACCTCCTGATGTAACATAATCGTGCTTGCACTTGGTGTAATTCCGTACTGCTTACATTTCTGCGCTGCTAACTGCAATGCTTTTTCTTCGTTCGCCTTAAAGGTATCCAAGTCCCCCATGCTCTGGCAGACCTCTATACTCAAGAAATTGAGATTTCCGTTCAAGTATCCGCAGTGCCAAGCGCAATTTTCGTCATCTTCCGCCTGTAAGATTCCATCGCTGCACACATAATAATGGGCAAATCCGTTTTCCAAGTTTGCGTTTTGTAAGTAATTCCTGTAATACGCTGTCGTAGCATTCTGACCGTCTGCCCCATTATGAATAAAAATACCGACAGGATTTTTACCTCTCCTGCCGGCAATTCCTCTACAAATACTCATTATTTCTCCTCCTGTTCTTCCTCCTGCTCTTCTGCTTCAAATACTTTTTCCAGTTCCTCTGCTGTTGTTCTTCCAAATTCGTTCTGTTCACTCATGTTCTCACCACCTTTTTGCATAATACGCACAATAAAAGAGAGCCTGTTTACAAGCCCTCTTTTCACTATTATAAGATTCCGCCTCCATCAACAGATTTTAAACTGTTGATATTGATAATCTGATAATAGCCCTCTCCGATTGGTCTCATGTAAAAACGCTGCGCATCTGAACCATTTGTATCATAAATATCAATATTTGTATGGTTGTCTACTCCATTTCCAAACACATCCAAACGCTTATTTGTATTGATTTTCGGAGCGAGTTCAAACGCAAAATTCCCTAATATTGAATCATTTACTGGGATTATCTTCCATTTCTGAGCATTTGTTCCATTCCTTTTATAGGCTACAACATTCTGTCCATTCTCATCTTTACCTTCATGTACATCCAAAAACAGACCATTTCCTTTGCACTGCATTTCATAGAATCCATCTGTGTCCTTTATCAGCTTCCACCACTGATTATCTCCCCCGTTCCATTCATATAAATGTACATTCTTAATTTCTTCCGTTTCTGTGTTGCCTTTATATCTCAAAATACAATCCCACGGGAAATTATAATACCCATGCACACTCGCTTCTTTTCCACTGCTGTCCCCTGAAGCTCCATCGTAATCAGAAGAAAATTCAGCCAGCTGGTTATTACCTACATATAATGCCACATGATTCACTTCATTTAGAAGAATATCTCCTCTGTTCAATGAAGTGCCAACTGGCAGCCTTGTCCATCCTCTCGCACAAAGCTCTGCTGCCATATTCCCTGTATATGTAGCTGATCCAGTATCAAATCCAGCATTTCGCAATGCTGTTATGATGGAGCTTGCACAATCGTAATCCTTTGGCCCCCATCCTCCGAGACGATAACCATATGAATTGTCATTACACATATTTACCATATTTTGAATGAATTGTTCTAAATTTGCCATAAAATAATACCTCCATAATCTATTCTTTACTTATTTACGAGTTTCTATATTTATACACACATTGGAACCACCCCCCATTCCATAAACATTCATTGTTTAGTATTATCGTCTTTATTTACCAACTTATCTGCAACTTCTAATCCTTTGATAAGAACAACTGGCACATTTAATCCAGCTTCTACAAAATTTTCCAAGATCGATCTAATCTCGTTAATAAGCAAGCTTGCAAGTACAAACCATCCAAGTAATGTTGTAACCTGTAAATCTACTCCGATAGTCTTTCCTATTTCTATGAATACTGCACTTGCTCCAAATGCTACCATAATCATCAACCAGTACCCTAATTTCTTTAATACGCCTTTCCATCCTTTAACAGAATTTTCTTTCTTAGCCATTCTGCTCTTCATCCATCCTGTTAGCCAATCAGCAATATTTAAAAGCAAAAATGCTACAAATAAAATCCAATGTTCTCCGAGGATGTACGAGAGAACAGCAACGACCGTTCCTACAATCGCATTATAAACATCAATAATTGGTTCTGCATAATTCATTTTCTTCATATCCTCACTTTCCTTCCTGTATTCGAATTGTAAAATAAAATGTGTACAGACTCTCTCTTATTGCACGATTACCTCTCCATAACACTCATACGTAACAGGATTGTTATATTCTTCTGCAGACAATGTAACGTTTCTGTTTGTTCTGAATTGTATATTTCCCGTTCCTACAATTTGCTGTGCAACATTCATTAACATCACTAACCTTTGGTCTCCATCTGGAGTAAATGGGCATCCACTCATAATTAGTCTGTCTTTGTTATCGTGCGATCCATTTTTGTCTGTATAAATCACTCTTACCTGATACCGTTTGTATCCGCTTTTCCGATATTTTAGTTCCCAGTTATTTTCGTTATAAATCTTCCATTCCGTCTCTACACTCATGTCTTCGCTTAACTCTCGGCCCATATTTGCACTCAGTGGTGCATCACCTGCCTGTGACGTCAAATTATCCACAATATCTTTTTTCTCTACAAAGGATGATAATGCACTCTTTATTTCATTTATTGCATACACTAAATTCTCTTTCGATGCTGTCGCAAGGTTTCCTAAGTTTCCAATGCTTTTCTTAACATTCTTTAACTGTTCATTCAGATTTCCAATGTATTTGCTGTAAAAATGCTGCAATCCTGTCCAACTTAAATATTTCATTTAACCACCCCACTTTACATGGTAAACAACGAATCTATCTCTTCGTTTGTAATACTTTCCACGTTTGCATCCGAGCCTGCCGGACCCTGTGGTCCCATTGGTCCAATGTCCCCTTTCTCACCCTTTAATCCCTGAGGTCCTTGTGGTCCCGTTTCTCCCTTTTCGCCTTTTGCTCCTGCAGGTCCTTGAATCCCCTGTTCACCTTTTGCTCCTGCCGGTCCTGCTGGTCCAGCAGCCCCCTGCAATCCCTGAGGTCCCTGTGGACCTGTCATACCGGTGGCTCCTGATAAGTCTGTGATGTATGTGTAAGATGACGCACCTTTAACATATAACTTGGCGTTGTCAGCATCCTCTACATTTCCTGTGTCAATCATGACAAACTGCCCAGTCTTTACTCCATCTGTCGCAAACCCTTTGTTCATCGCATCAACGGAAGCAAATGTCTTAGCGATTTTAAACGCTTCCCCAGCCGGACCTTGTGGCCCCTGCAATCCCTGAGGTCCCTGTGCACCCGCAGCTCCTGCCGGTCCTGCTGGTCCCTGTGCTCCAGCTGCGCCGGTTTCTCCTCTGTCTCCTTTATCTCCCTTAAATTCTCCACTTTTAATTGCTTCATCCAGCGATTTTCCCTTATACGTAACATCAGTAGAAACTACTTTGTCAGTTTTCTTTCGAAATGCACCATTTGCCCATTCCTGCATTTTCTCTTTAAATGTTCCAAGTCCTGTTAAATCTAAAAATTTTGCCATGTTCTTCTCTCTCCTTTTCTTTAAAACAATCCATTGATCTCATCTTCTGTGATGATCTCGTTTCCGGTGCCTGCCTCCAGTTCACCGATTTTCTGCTCTACAGTTTTTCCTTCCGCAAGCTGCACGCTTTCCGCCATGCACAGCGGATAATTTCCATTATTCTTTGTGGATAAGGTGTTGACGATTACAACACCACCTTCAATGCTCTGTGCCATCTTTCAAGCCTCCTTATTTTACTGTGACTGCTGTAGACCCCAGTCCTGCGTTTACAGACATCCATACGTCATAGCTCTGCTTATATCCGGATGCGTTGGTAAACTCCAATGTCTGCGCTTTTGTAAATCCGCCGTCAAATCCACCGACATTAAAAGTCGGAGTTCCAAATGATGTAGGGATTGCATACACGATCTTCTCACCTGCTCCGGCATTTACTGTAAAACTGCGTCCTCTGCCGCCTGCAAGCGCAGAACCCTCTAACGCAAGGATATCCCCATTTTCGAGTGATGCTTTGTTAGTCTTGCCCCAGTATACTTTTGGCTGGAATGTGATTGTCACGGTTCTGGATACAGACGCATCTCTTTCATCTGTGACAGTAAGAACGATATTCGTATTTGCTTTCACTGTCTTTCCTGTGTATGATTTCTTCCGGATGCTCTTATCCAGATTTTCGGCAGCTTCGCTTGCAAACTGGATTTTCTGGGTCTTAGGTTCTTTATTTAACGCCCATGCAATATCAGATGCAGTAACTGTCGCACCGATTTCGTTGCTGCTGTTCGTGGCAGTCAG